TTAGCGAACCAACCGTTAAATTCGTGCCAAGGAACATGCTACGAGGACGCGTCGCCCCCGAAGCACCAATGTCATAGGTGTTGTCCGTAAACAGCACGTTGCTGGTAACCGTACCCGTCAACGTAATCGAGTCCCCCGAGGCATTGCCCAAGGTCGTATTACCATTGACCGATAAATTACCGCCTACTGTTAAATTACCCGCCGTCGCATCAATCGCTGTGCGTACATCCGTACCATCAGCAAAGATAATCGTCGTCGTGCCCGCCGCTACCGCAACCCCAGTGCCCGCCGCCGTCGTATTGCCCAATACCGTCGAGCAATAAATCGTGGCAACATAGGCCGTCGTATTACGAATAACGTAATACTTGTCTGCAGGGGGGATGTAAACATTGAAGTTGGCAGTCGTGGTGGTCGTTAGATTGATCACCATGTTCCGCGATTGATCCGCCGAACCATTATTTGCCGTTAACGCTTGATCCGCTGACGTGATACTGACCGATACATACCCGGCAATCGCGTCTTCAATCAACGTGCCAAGGTTGGTGTTGGTCGTCGTACCCCACGTACCGGATTGCTCACCCGTAGCAATCAACTCAATCCGTAAATTCGGGGAATATGTACTAGGCATCGTTGTTTCCTTACGTGCTCGTCTCTACCTCATGCCATGCCGGAGTCTGCGTATCCACAACATCCACCCAGCTTGACGCTTGTGCATCACTTACCGTCTGCCAGCTAATGGACTGAGAATCATCGACCCCGGTCCAAGTAATTGCCTGAGTATCGTCCACATTCTGCCAGTTAGGTGTCTGATTGTCATCTACAGGCTCCCACAAATACCGGCAAGAAATCGCGTCCGCCGCCGTCGCCGATGCCTGCAAAGAAGCAAAGAAAACCGCCGACGCTCTTGGTAAATCTTGTGAACTTACTAACTCTTGTATCAGCGCATTTAACTGCGCCTGCGCGGAGACCGCGACCGACCCTACTGCACTTTCTGCTACCGATACACCAAACGCCACCAACGACTCAGTGCTGTCTGCCCCCGTAGCCGTCTCGGCTACCAAAGCCCCAAACTCCACCGACGATGCCGTTGCGTCACTGCCCGTCGCTGTCTCAGAGATCGCTACCTGAAACTCGGAGCCAGACGCCACTGCATCACTGCCCGCCGCCGTCTCTGAAACAGCCACCTCAAAAACAGCCTGTGCCGTTACCGCATCACTGCCTGTTGCTGTCTCTGACACCGCACAAGCAAAGTCAACCGAAGTACTCGTCGTGTCGCTGGCCTGCGCCTGCTCCGACACGTTGACACCAAATGCGGCCAACGCACTTACCTGATCGCTTGCCGATGCCGTTTCCGACACCGCTGCATTCACTTCAACCAACGCCGACGGTGTGTCAGTGCCCGCAGCCGTTTCGCTCACCGCCGACTGATACTGAGCGCCTGCACTAACCGTTTCCGCTGCCGCAGCCGTCTCGGCAATCGATACTGCAAAATTCACACTGGCGCTCGTCGTATCGGCCCCTGCTGCCGTATCGCTGGTGGCAACTTGGAAGACCGCACTGGCGCTGACTGTATCCGACCCTGTCGCAGACTCACTGACCGCCGTCTGGAAAACAACCGTCGCACTCGTCGTATCAGCGCCTGTTGCCGTTTCCGATACAGCCGCACCGAACTGCACTTGCCCCGCTACAGCATCCGAGGCATTAGCTACCTCGCTTACCGCCGCTTGAACTACAAAGTTGGAACTAGGCGTGTCTGAAGCCGAAGCAGTGTCCGAGGCGTTTCGGTCATAAACCGAACATCCCCAACCCGCCTGCCCCCATGTACCACTGCTCCATCCACCCTCAGGCACCGATTACTCCGCAGTCAACTGCGCTTCTTCAAACCAACGCTCTTGTACGACACCTTCCGCATCTGTCCACTGAACCAGATAAGACACCACGCCGTCTTCATCCATGCGCAACGCAGTGACAGGACCCTGCGGTACTACAGTCTTTAAACGAACAACATCGCCTTTTTTAAACGTAGTCATTTTTACTACTCCTTAAAATTTTTGTTGTGAAGGACATTAAGTATGGTTTTCTTACTCACCTTTAGCTCGTTTGCTAATGCCTGTGCAGTTTTTATCGGGTAAGTATTTCGAATGTACCTAGCGTCTTCCATTGTTAACTTGGCATTAGGACGTTCTAACACGGGTGTAGTCACCGCCTCTTCTTCAGACATACCTGCCTGAATCCTCGCAAGAAGTGTGGCTGCGTGACACCCTAGCTTCCTAGCCCATTCAGCTAAATGCTTTGTTTCCCCGTTTGCGGTTATCCATCTGTTATTTCGTTTATTTTTGGCCTGATCATTTTTTGTCGCCCATCGACAGTTTTCAGGACTATAAGGACCCTCGTTGTCTATCCGATCAATAGATGCACCAAGAGGCCTTTCCCCCATGTCAGACAAAAACGCTTTAAAACCTTCTTTGCCATGCCAACGAGCATCAACAAAAATCCCTCGCCCTCCGTAATTCGGATAGGATTTTTGATTTTGGTTGTAACACCTGTTATGCATGGCGCGCCAAATGGACAAAAAGTCTTTGTTACTCATATATCCTCCTAACTATTTCTAGGAGGATACTCTCTTAATTACGCCGCATCAAGGGAGAAACTATACGATACATTGAGCACATCGCCCGATACCACCGCACGATCCCCCGGCGACTGAAAGTCTGCCTCGGAGAACAAGATGCCCGAAGTGCCCGATGCCACAGTAGTCAAAAAGGCTCCCGCAATCGTAGTCGTGCCGTTCATGGTGAACTGCGCAGGAGAAGCACTGTTGCTAATTACCGATGGATCAGCCGTTGTCGCTGCACCAAACGTCACCGCCTTACGGTTGCCCGAATAGTTAGTATCCTCAGTCCAACCGCCATGTATCGCCAATGTGTCACCAGCAACAAAGCTCGTGCCCGATGAAGGACCCGTAATCAAACCCAAATACCAAGCAGCGGTATAGCCCGATCCTGAGAAGTACTTGTCGTTCATGTCCTTCAAACCTTGGTTAACAACAAGGTTCTTGGCGCTATCTTCCCACTTCAAATTACCGTCTTTGTCGTAGCAGGTGATCGTAAACACGCCCCCCGCCAGTGCCTTCTCAAGGCTGCCTGACTGCCTTGTAACCGATGCAGCGACGGCATCTACGGACTGTGCTGTTTCAATCATCATGATGACTCCTCATAAAAACAAATAAAGCCCCTGTTTAGGCGATTCGAATAATCGCGGTAGCAGCAGCGGCAGCCGGAAACTGAATCTGAAATATCCCAGCATTCACCTGCTGATCCCCACCGAAATCCAATACCGCACAGGCAGGGTCCCCCGTTGCCGTATCGTTGTAAATAATCGCACCCGATGTCGTAAACGTCGCTGCCGACCATGTCGTATTGTCAAAGTCGCATACCGCTGATGTCCCATCCGCAACCGGCGTGATAGACACTAACGTGTTACCACCAGTGGTATACCCACTACCATTAGGAAGCTCGTCCGAATTAGCCGTCAGGTTCGTGTAACTCGTCGTTGCTGCACCATATGTACCCGTAACAGACGCTGTTGCCTTTGCCAATGCAATCTTGAACGTATTGCCCGTGCCCGTTGTAAAGTTATGCACCCCCCTCAAGATTTCCACCTTGAAGGAAGTAGGCATGGCTGTAGTAAATCCCGGCATCTTATTCTTCCAAAAGTTTGATGAGCTCTGGATGCCCCGCTTCACGCAATCGATTGGCAAGCGTCGTGTTATGCGAGTTCACTGCCTCTCGCATATATCGAATCAACACCCCACGTATCTGCGAGCGAAACGCCTCTGCCTGCTCGCGGATGACTGGATGAGAGCCTTCGCCAATGTAGACGATCTTCTCCAACGCCATCTCTGCTAACTCGTCCGGGGTAAATCCCCGGCCCGAGACAGAGACGACCCGGATATCCCCGACTAAGGCGCTTGCGCTCATCATGGTCCCGGCGACTCCGACTTGACCTTCAGACGAATCATGCCGTCTCTGTACTCATCACGACGACGGCGACCCTGCTGCTCAATGCCCAGACCCTGCAGCGCTTGCTTATAGCTGTTCTCAAAGTAACCCAGCATGTCCGTAGGACCTTTTGTATAGCTGTACGCCTGTATCAAGCAAGCATACAAAAGCGCCTCAGGAGCATTCAAGCTCACCCACGTCGTGGTATTCGTCGAAGACAACTGTGCAGGACGATAGATGTAGCCCAACTCCGCCGTGAAGTTTGCGTTCGGTGTTGGCGCTACGTAAAAAGTATTCTGGTCCCATGTCGAGTAATACTTCGGGGTGCCTGTCGCAGCACCATCCGGCCAATACTCTTTCATGAACGACGTATCGCGATAATCCAAGAAGATTTGGTCGCCCAAAGCGTCCGTAATCATCAAATAGCGATGGGTCAAAATGTCCGAAGGCGCACTCAAGAACTTATTATTGGTCGTCATGTTGCCCTCGACCTCTTTCTTGAACACGTCTAGATCGATATCACGAAGAATCCGGTTCTCCGCCATCGTAATGAAGACGTTAATCACCGGGTTCGTGAAGACATTGCTTCCGACCTCGGTGTAATTTCGAATGTTGGTAACCAGTTCGTCGTAAGTCATGGCTAAGTTATCACTATCGTTACTGTTCCGACTGCACCATATCCAACCGGGGCAGATTGCTGCGGGTACGGACGCATATCCGTGATGTTCTGCGCAGCATAAATACTGCCCCTACTCTGGAATGCCGAATCCGCAGGCATCCCAACAAACACTGTCGTAGGTTCAATGCGATCTGGTCTTGGTTCCAAGATTGCAATCGCATCGCCCTTGTACCGAAGAGGCTCTAACTGCGGTTCTTTCGGCTCATAATCGTCCGGACAAACCTTAAACCCGCGCCAGTTCTTCCTCAGTACGTTGTACGGATAGCGCTGACCACAGTAGTCGCACAACCCGAACGAAAATTTGCCAGTAGCCAGTGCCACACTACGCTCCTAACTCCGGAACAAAGTACGCACTCGCCGTGTCTCTATCTTCCGCTGCTGCACGAGCAAATTCCTCTTCGTACAACTGCTTCATCATCGTTGTTCTTTCCGGAGCGTATTTCAATGACAAGTAGTACGCAAGCCCCGCCGCCAAGCAAGGCAAAAACCGGAAATTGACATCGCTAGTATTCGTATAATTCCCAGCATCCTCAATACGACGAATGCGGTAATACCGCAACTGGTACGCCTGATCCGGCGTTGGGTACAAGAAGACCTTCGGCACATTCGTGCGCTGAACGTAATACTGCGCAGGCTGCGCTTGCGTGGTCTTATCCGGCACGTTCAAGTACTCTGCCCGGCTAATACGCTCAATGATGATGTCCGTCGGGGGCGTCTGACCCGTCAATCGAATGACAGCAGACAACACATTAACTGTGTCCGTTGGCAACGAGATTTCGGTATCCCCCTGCGCCAAGTTGTAGGTAGCCAACTCAATCGTCCACAGGTTCAACCCACGGTTTGCCCACTCCAAGAACATCAAGTTCAAAGACCGACGCGCTGTCGAAAGCTGCTTGCCGTTGGTCATTTGCATGCCCAAACGCTCAAACGCCTCCTCGACCAAGTCATCGATCTGTAGGTCAAAAACTGTTGTACCGGAAGTAGCCATTACTCTTTGTACAAGTTATCAAACGTCACATTGGGGTCCATGTAACTGTCATCCTGCTCCGCACAGTGAATCCACTGGCTCGGTCTAAAATCAGGTGCACCGTTGCCGGTCTCCCAATACGCAGGACTTGTTACACGAACACGATTATTCGGCAAAGCCACAATGTTTCCTGTCCACTTCCCTGCGTCTGTCAGCATCAACACATGGCTTTGTTTGTGTTGCGCCGGACAGTCAGCAATCTCGCTCTCCGCATAGTCCACCGTAAACAAGTAGCGCCCTGTATAAAACTCGCCTGCTATCTTGCACAGCCACGGACTTGGACCTGTGCGGGCAAACTTGACTACGGTGTGATGATGCGAAGGGCAGTCCCATGGTTGGGCAAGATGCGTCGGCATGCGCTCGGGCCACTCATCCAACCGAATGTCCCCCACTAACGCCGTAATCGGCATCCTTGCCCACATGGCACCGCCATGCACATTTTCTGATCCATCTGCATCGCTTTCACAACCCGTAAAAACAAGTTGGAAGCTCAAACAGCGGTCAGGCATGGTGTTTACCGCAATCGCCATCGCATGCAAGTATTCACCA